GAGGATGGTCGTAAAGGTATGCGTGCCAATCCTTGTTTTAGGGGTAATTTAAAAGATGAAGCAGTTTCAGAATTGAAAGCAGAGATGGGAAAAACAAGGGCATTTGCTGGTGCGCCAGCAGCTTGGAGTATTGTTAATAGAAAATATACTCTATCAATGGTAAGATTGATTCAACGGAATCCTCTATTATTTGAATGTGCTTGTGGTATGACTGCCCAATCCCAAGAGTGGGATTGGTTATGTAGACATATGACAGCATTTGATCCCGATAGAATGATTGCTGGAGATTTCGCTAAATTTGATAAGAGTATGTGTGCAGAATTCATTCAAGGTGCATTTGATGTTCTTATCGCTTTGGCGGAAAAGAGCACCAATTATGACGAAGAAGATATTATGATGCTACGCACTATAGCGTGTGATACAGCTTTTTGTTTTATGAATTTTAATGGTGATTTGGTTCAATTTTATGGAACTAATCCATCAGGTCATCCACTTACTGTGATAATAAATTCATTAGTTAATAGTTTATATTTTAGGTATATGTATAAGAGTATTACTCAGAAACCTGTTAGTTCATTTAGAGAATTTGTTACTCTAATAACTTATGGTGATGATAACGTAGCAAATGTATCTCGTGGCCTCGATGGTTTTAATCATACAACGATTCAGCAAGAATTTAAAAAATTTAATATTACTTATACTATGGCTGATAAAGAAGCTGCTAGTGTGCCCTTTATAGGTATTGAGGATATATCTTTCTTAAAGAGGACTTTTAAATATGATACTAAATTAGGTAAAATAGTTGGTCCGCTAGACGAAGCATCGATACATAAAATGTTATCGGTGTGGGTCAAATCTAGAACAATTTCTTCTCAAGAACAAATGGTTGCTGTATGCTCTAGTGCATTACAAGAATATTTTTTCTACGGCGAAGAAAAATTTAATGAAATGACGCAAAAAATAATGCCTTTGTTGGCAAAACATAATTTAGATTTTTATGCGCATTCATCATCCTTCCCTACATATGAATGTTTATGTGATAGATATAAAATATCTGGAAGGAAAAGCTTAGGTCTACCTTCGAGACCTACTAATCTTTGAGATTAGAAAAATAAACGAAGGACTTTATATTGTATATACTGTATTTTGATACTTTCTATTTTTATATTTAAAATAAGAGTGGACATATAATTTTAAACCATATTTACCAGAGCGTTCCTCAAAATGTGTTTTTACATAGGTTAGGTAGATAGCCACAGAAAAATAGACTTACTATTAAATGATTAATAACATAGTAAGCTTTAAATAAAC